AACACTGTCACGGGCGCTGTAATCAGCGGCAAAGAGGGTGTTAGTGTAATACCTTGTGCCTATCAGCGCGTGTTCATTCAGTGGGTCCCAAGGGGTTCTGGTACGGGCGCACCGATGAATGTGTATAAGCCAAATGATCCGGCTATGCCAAAGACTGAGCGTAGCAAAGAAGATAACAAAAACTACGTTGTCGGCGGTGACGGTGATTACATTGAAGAAACTCACCAGCACTACGTTATGATCGTCAACGAAGACGGTTCAACAGAAACTGCGCTGATTGCAATGAAGTCCACACAGCTAAAGAAAAGCCGTAAGTGGAACAGCATGATTCAGTCAGTGACAATGCAGGGTAAGAACGGTCCGTTCACACCACCCCGCTTCTCTCACGTCTACCGTATCAAAGCGGAAGCCGAAGAGAACTCTAAAGGTAGCTGGCACGGTTGGGAAATGTCCCGCGAAAACCCAGTGCAAGATGCCGACGTTTACGCCAAAGCAAAGTCTTTCTCCGAAAGTGTGCTTACGGGCGATGTGATTGTAAAACATCAAAACGACGAAGACAAAAGCGCTTCAGACGACATCCCGTTTTAAGTTTTACTAGGGGGCTGCTTCGGCAGTCCCCACCACAAGGACATAACCATGACAGTTAAAAAGTTCTCATCTATCTTTGATGGATTAAAAGAAGCTTACGGCACATATCGGGTGGAAAAAACTCAGTCTAACGGTAAGAATACAGGTAAGGCAGGCATCGTTCGTGAAACGCGGACCGCGGAACTTTGGGAGGGCCACCTCTCTGGTAAGGGAAACTCTATCGGCATCATACCGATTAACGCAGATAACATGTGCAAGTGGGGCTGTGTAGATATTGACCAGTATCCGCTGGATCACAAGGTTCTTTTAGAAAAGATTAGAAAACTAAAACTTCCGCTCGTTGTATGCCGATCAAAGTCTGGTGGGGCGCACTGCTTCCTCTTCTGTAAGGATTGGGTAGAAGCACGGGACATGCAGAAGTCTCTGAAAAGTATTGCCGCCGCGCTGGGCTACGGCGAGAGCGAAGTATTTCCAAAGCAGATAAAGCTACACCTAGATCGTGGAGATGTAGGCAACTTTCTAAACCTGCCCTACTATAATTCAGAGGATGGTTTACGCTACGGCATCCTAGATGACGGCACTTCAGCCACGCTAAAAGAGTTCTACAACCTTTACGAAACGCACGTCCAAACGCCAGAGCAAATACAAAAGCTACAAATAACCGAGGCATCCGAAACTACGCCCATGCGAGACGGCCCGCCCTGCTTGCAACACCTGATTAAAGAGAAAATATCTGAGGGTGGGCGCAACAACGGCCTGTTTAATATCGGCGTGTATCTACGCAAAGCTTTCCCAGATAGCTGGGAGACAGAGATCCTTACTTACAACATGCAGTATTTTGAGCCGCCGTTGCCTCTAAGCGAAGTCACAGTCGTTGCAAAACAGCTTGAGCGCAAAGAATATGCCTACCGCTGTAGCGACGCGCCAATCAACGCGCACTGTAACAAGGAGCTATGCCAGACCCGTAAGTTTGGTATCGGCTCCGCCGTGCAAAACGCCACGGTAGCAAATCTGCGGAAGTACAACTCAACGCCGCCTGTCTGGTTTATGGATGTAAACGGCGAGCCTCTGGAGCTAGACACTGACGCCCTGATGAGCCAGCCCATGTTTCAAAAAGCCTGCATGGAGCAACTCAACTTTATGCCGCGAAGCGCCGCAAAGCAACAGTGGGAAGGCCGGATCAGTTCCCTGCTTACCGAAATGCGCGAGAACGAAAGCGCAATCATGGAAGTCGCAGTGGATGCCAGTGTTAGCGGACAGTTCTACGACTACCTCGAAGAGTTCTGTCGCTTCCTACAGCAGGCGCAAGATAAAGAAGAGATCTTACTCCGCCGCCCTTGGACCGATGAGGACGCAATGGTAACTTACTTCCGCCTAAAAGACTTTGAGAACTTTCTAAAGAAGAACAAGTTCTTTGAGTATAAGTCCCACCGCATTGCCCAGCGCCTTCGTGACATAAACGGAGACAGCACGGTTCTAAAGATTAAAGGCCGCGCAGTGCGCGTCTGGCAGATACCCGCCTTCGAGGTCGGAGACATAGATATTACAACTCCAGACTTTACTCCAAAACAGGAGAGCCCGTTTTGACAAGACCACCGCCAAGTAAAAGAAACTTAGAGATCGTTCGACTGATTGAAGAGCAACTCATGACAAAGACGGCCGTCGCTAAATTGTTTGAAATAAGCAAACAGCGCGTCTGGCAGATATACAGAAAGGACAGGACCAGTGTTCAGAATATTCGGCCCACCGGGAACGGGGAAGACGACACGACTTCTTAATATGGTCGATGACGCTCTTCAAAAGGGCGTTGCTCCAAAGAACATTGCTTTCCTAGCCTTTACTCGTAAAGCCGCCAACGAAGCAAAAGAACGTGCCGCGAAACGATTTGGGTTAGACCCCAAGAAAGACCTGTTCTACTTCCGGACACTGCATAGTCTTGCTTTAACCTGTTCTGACATACGCCCCGAACAAGTGATGCAAGAAGAGAACTACCGCGAGCTTTCTAATCAGATGGGCGTACAGCTTCAGATGACCCGCACCAGCCTTTATGAGGATGATATTCCCAGCACGGTCAAAGCAACTGATCCTATCTTGGGTCTGATTAACCTAGCCCGTATGCGGAAGATCCCGCTCAGAGATCAGTATAATAGTGTCGGCATAGATGTTGAGTGGAACACAGTCACCTATGTGGACAAGTGTCTGCGTATGTACAAAGAGAATATGGAGTTGTTCGACTTCACCGATATGCTGGAAAGTTTTCCTAAAGAGGGTCAGGGGAACTGCCCTAACTTTGACCTATGCTTTGTAGATGAAGCGCAAGACCTCTCTCCTATACAGTGGGACATTGCCCACATTATAGATGAGAAGTCCGACAGAATGTACTGCGCTGGCGATGATGACCAAGCCATCTACCGCTGGGCAGGCGCAGATGTAGATCATTTTATTAATCTGGAAGGCGGGTCAGAAACTCTCTACCAATCCTACCGTGTTCCATTCGAAATACACCAACTGGCAGAGCGGGTCGTGTCTCGCATTAAAAAGCGCTTTCTTAAAGAATATAAGCCAAAGGAAAATGCCCAAGGGTCAATCCGGCGGATCTTCAGTATCGAAGAGATAGACATGTCCGAGGGATCGTGGCTCATAATGGCGCAAGCCGGATACCAACTAAACCCAGTAGCCGGAGAACTGCGCTCATCTGGATACCTGTTCAACAACCGCGGACACCGATCCATCTCTGAAAATCTTAGCGACGCCGTAAACGGATGGGAACAGTTGCGTAAAGGAAGAGAAATCAACGGGGCCGTGGCGCGTAAGATCTACAACTTTATGTCAACTAAAGACCGCGTGGCGCGGGGCTTTAAAAAACTAACCGCACTAGAAGATACAGACCTCGTAAGCCTAATATCGCTGACCGCGGACCACGGACTTCTAGCTACAGAAGATATGGTTTGGCACGTTGCTATGGACAGACTTCCAGAGAACGAAAGAGCCTACATCATTGCAATGCTACGACGCGGGGAAAGATTTAACGGCGAGCCGCGTATAACCGTGTCAACAATTCACGGAGCAAAGGGCGGAGAGGCGGACAACGTTGTGTTGTTCACGGACCTTTCGCCAGCGTCAGAAGAACAGATGACAATCAACCCAGACGATATGCACCGCGTTTTTTACGTTGGTGTAACCCGTGCGAAAGAGAACCTTTTTATTGTTGAACCAGAAGATTTTACAAGGAGTTATGACCTATGAAACGTGATGAAATTTTAGATAAGGCAAACGAACTTATCAACGGACAACGCGCCAAGGACTACGGCGATGCGTTTGAAAACCACAGTCGTATAGCAAATGGCTGGAATGTCATAATGAACGGCGCTTTGATAAGCCACGGCTACCTGACAGAACAGCACGTTGTTTTGATGATGGATTGGGTAAAGACAGCCCGCCTTCTGCAAACCATAAACCATGAGGACTCTTGGTTGGATAAAGTTGGGTATAGCGCTCTTGGGGGAGAGTTTTCTGGAAAAAGCGAAGAACTTGATAATCTCGGCATAGACGTTGGAATGCTGAGAGAAGTTGAAGCAACAAAAAGAAAGATGAATAAATGAAGCTGAAAATAGCCAGCCCCTCCTTGAACTCAGAATGGGTTCCCCCAGCCGAGTTACCTGATCTTACCGGGGCAACTACTATTGCCATCGACGTAGAGACAAGAGACCCCAACATAAAAAAGAACGGCCCCGGTTGGGCTGTTGGAGATGGCGAAGTGGTCGGCTATGCCGTCGCTACCGCCGATTGGGCTGGCTACATTCCCACAAGACACCGTGGGGGTGGAAACTTAGACGAAAAGATAGTCAATCGCTGGCTCAAGAAAGTCTTCGACTGCCCTGCCGACAAGATCATGCACAACGCACAGTACGACGTGGGCTGGATCAAACGCATGGGCTTTGAGATAAACGGACGGATCATCGACACGATGGTAGTCGCGTCCCTGTTAGATGAGAACAAATTCTCCTACGCACTAAACTCTCTTGCCTTTGAGTATCTGGGGCTCGCAAAGAACGAAAGCTTACTCCGGCAAGCCGCCAGCGAGTTCGGCTTTGACCCCAAGGCCGACATGTGGAAAATGCCCGCAATGTATGTTGGGCCCTACGCCCAGACAGACGCCGAAGTTACCCTGCAACTCTGGAACTATCTAAAAGTAGAGATCGGCAAGCAGAACCTTTGGAATATTGTCAACCTAGAGCTAGACCTACTGCCATGCTTGGTTAACATGACATGGCGCGGTGTTCGCGTGGATATGGACAAAACCGAGAGAACGCGCGACGCGATCCTAAAACGAGAGAAATTAGTCCTCAAAGACATAAAAACTCTAGTTGGCAGAGATGTAGAGATATGGGCGGCAAATTCTATAGCAAAAGCCTTCGATGACCTCTCCATACCGTACCCAAAGACAGAAAAGGGTGCGCCGTCGTTTAAAAAGCAGTTTTTGGCAGACCATACCGAGAAATTACCGCAATTAATCGTCCAAGCGCGTAGCTTAAACAAAACCAGCGGAACTTTTATCAATAACATCCTAAAATTCTGCCACGGAGACGGTCGAGTGCATTCGCACATCAATCAGATCAGAGGCGACGATGGCGGCACGGTTTCTGGGCGCTTTTCTATGAATAATCCCAACCTACAGCAAATCCCGGCCCGCGATCCCGAAATTGGTCCACTGATCCGGTCTTTGTTCCTTCCAGAAGAGGGAGAACAGTGGGCGTCAATAGATTACTCGCAACAGGAACCGCGGATCTTGGTCCACTACGCTCATGTCTACGGAAAAAGCAGGGACGTGCCTTTAAGGGGTGTGGATGAGTTTGTAACCAGCTACCGAGAAGATCCGAACATGGATTTTCACACAATGGTGGCAGAAATGGCGGACATTCCTAGAAAGCAAGCAAAAACCATCAATCTGGGCATGATGTACGGCATGGGCGTCGCAAAACTGGCAGACCAGCTAGATATTGAGACAGCAGAGGCCAAAAATCTCGTTAAGCAGTACCATGACCGCGTACCTTTCGTAAAAGGACTGATGACAGGCGTCACAAACCGTTTGAACAGCAAAGCAAGCGGTGGAGCGATTAGTTCCATCCTTGGGCGCAAGTGTAGGTTCAATCTTTGGGAGCCAGACTCCTTCGAGATGACAAAAGCCATGCCTTACCAAGAAGCAATCCTAGAATATGGTGAAACATGCCGTTTAAAGCGGGCTTACACCTATAAAGCGCTGAACAGACTGATCCAAGCGTCCGCCGCGGATATGACAAAGAAAGCTATGGTCGATTTGTACAAAGAAGGGTATCTTCCAATGCTTCAAGTGCATGATGAGCTTTGCATGTCAGTAAAAGACAGAAAAGAAGCGGAAACTATTGCAAACATAATGGTAAACGCGGTAGCATTAGAAATCCCCAGCAAATGTGATGTTGAAGTGGGTCCAAGCTGGGGTGAAGCTATTTAGGATGGCTTCTAGCGCACTGCTCACTGGCGCAAACCACTTTTAACTGCCCTTTTGTCCGGCTAGGAATGACACTACAACGACAAAAGGGTTTTTTCTTGTAAGTTCCCATAAACTCCTATATGCTCTTCGTGAAAACGCAAAAAAGGTTAGCCCAATGGATACTACAAAATGGAAAAGCGTTCTTGTGCCCATTGAGGTTTACAAGGAAATCAAAGAACACTCCGTAGTCAACGGAAGAACGATAAGCGGTCAACTCAGAATTATGTTTGACGTTTATTTAAAAAATAAAGACAAAGCGCTTGACGCATCCCATAAAGTCGCGTACAAATAGCTTAGACATTCTCCAAATGTTTAAAAAAGCACAACCGTTAAAACCCTTGGTCAAATGTCCTGACTGAGGGTTTTTTCGTATGGACGCTACATTTGATCTTAGAATACTTTCCGCTAAAATTTTAAAAGACGGATACCTCGAACCAGAGGCCGCACAAATGTTGACCGACGCCGCAGATTACTTAGATTGGTTGCACGAAGTTCTTTGGCTGGAGAACGAAGAATTGAGCGATAAACTAAACAGCTTGACATTATCCCATACTGAGCCTAAGATGTAGTTAGTTGAAATGGAGGAAGCGTAATGGCTAAATGGGATTTAGATAAATTGGGCGAGGATCGTATTGAAGTTCGATATGTGATTGAAAAAGTAGATGCCATCCTAATTGATTACGACATTGAGAAAGCGCTTGAAGATTTTAAGTTAGAGTTAGTTCGCCATCTCAGTGGCAATCAATTTCAATCCTATTTAAAGGAAAGGCTTAAAGATGCTTGACGATCTTGACCGCGTTAACATGCACTACATAGTTGATCGTCTGGAAAGTATTTTAGATGACACCAATCAAAAAGAAGAAAAAGTTGTTCGTGAGTTAAACGAGCTTAAACGTGAGTTGATTTATAATCTAGGTGTTAACTCTAGGATTAAAAGAAAGGAAGAACTTGAATGACCGCTAAAGATATGGATCGTCTGTTGGACGAAGTGTTTGCAAAAGTGTTCGGGAGTAATTGGTGAAAAGTTGCTTGAAAAGTTATCAACGCAACGCCTAGAATAACGAACATGAAGGAGAGGCTCAACATGGACGAAATGGAAAAAAGTATAAACGATATCTTGGACGTTTGCCCACAGGAAATGACAGTCCCAGATATATGCGCCGTAATCGCCAACATGGTGAACCTATATAAACTTTCACCCGTCTGGCCCCTTATCGCGGCACAAACAAGCGCCCTGCTAGAAACGCACGGAATAGTAGAAGAAGCCGTGGAAGATGCAACAAATTTCTTAAACAAAGCCGTCAAAAATAGTATGCACTAACTAAAGGGAGAGTATAATGAGTATGGTGTCCGAGGCAGGATTAACGCCGTTCCAAGAAAACGAACTGCAATGGCTACGTCAACAAGTCGATAGACTGCAAGATGATAAACTAGCCAATCAAAAAAATCAAGAAAATCATGCAAATAACATAGAACGTAATCTTTGGGTCGCAAGAGAAGAACTAAACACCTTCGTAGTAACCCTGAGAAAAGCAGGGAAAAACATATGATCTACGACATCTCAAATAGGCTCGCAAAAGATAACTTCGATCAAGC